GCCGCGAACGAGCGCCAGGAGGCCAACCGGATCACGACCGTCGAGAGGATCCTCAACGAGCTGGGGCTGCAGAACACCTACGTCGTGGACAAGACCGACGACGTCTACCTGCACGGGATCATGCCGACCCGCGACGCCTTCGCCACCTGCTACATCGACGAGACCGGCTGCAAGGAAGGCATCGTCCACCTCGAGATGTACCGCAAGACGTGGCTTCGGCAACAGGGCATGTGGTCTAACCAGCCGTACCACGATACACACAGCAACGGCGCCGACGCCTTCCGCCAGTTCGGGCAGGTCTATCACCTGCTCAGGGCCGAGGCGACGAACGCCAAGCAACGCCGTCGCCGGCCGGCGCGCAACTGGAAGGTCGCATGAACCAGCAACCGATCACCGCACTGCCGGGCGTCGAGCTCGGAAAGAAGGTTCTCCGATACGAGGTCAAGCAAGACCCACGGATGGCCGTGTTCATCGCCAATGTCGGCGTCGATGACGCCCACGAGCAGCCGACCCTCATCGTCGGCCGCAAGACGCTGTCCGGTGGCGGGCGCTCGTTCATGATCCCGCTGTCTTCGGCCTGGCAATACAACGAGCGCGACCGGCTGGACGAGAAAGCCCGTCTCTGCGCCACCATGCTGTTCGGCCCGTACCACAGCAAGGGCGAGGCCCACATGTGCCTCGACGTCATCATCACCCACCTTCCCAGGCTGTTCGCCTTCGCTCCCGAGGACGAGCGCCGCGGCCTTGACGCCGGCATGCAGCGTCTCCTCGAGCAGTTCAACGTCAGCATCGAAACCGGGGACGGCAAGGTCCTTGTCGACGCCGGCAGCACGAGGCATTGACCATGCAGGCGCGCGAAACCTCGGCAGGACCGGATGCCCCCAAGGGCGCCAGCAAGGACTCGGCGAACGACCGGCACCTTCGCTGGCTGGCCGACACGTTCGACTTCGAGCGGTCCAAGCAGGCCGAGAACCGCATCGAGCGGGCCATCGACGAGGACTTCGAGGACGGTATCCAGTGGACCGCAGAGGAGCGACAGGAACTCGACGACCGCGGCCAGCCCTGCCTGACCTACAACGAGTGCAAGCCGGTCATCGAGTGGATCATCGGCACCGAGAAGCGCCTGCGCACTGACTGGCGCATCGCCCCGCGCGCCGAGGACGACGTCAAGCCCGCCCTGGCCAAGACCAAGCTGTTCAAGTACGTCTCCGACATCAACCAGAGCGAGTACCAGCAGTCCCTGGCGTTCGCTGATGCTGTTCGATCCGGGGATGGCTGGACCCGCTTCGCCGTCCGCACCAACGACCGCGGTCGGCCGGAGATCGTCCACCAGCACTGTAGTTGGCGCGAGTTCTGGCCCGACTCCCGTGACCGGAGTTACGACGGGCAGGGCATGAAGTACCTGCACCGCAGCCGCTACGTCGACCTGGACGAGTCGGTATCACTGTTCCCGCAGCACGAGGCCGCCCTCACGGCAACGGCCCAAGACGCCGACTCCGCCCTGCTGACCGACGACATTGACGGTGTGCTCGAGCAGGAGTTCGAGAACAACGGCGGGATGTTCTCGTCGACCCACGGCATCCGGCAGGTGGTCCGGCTCAACGAGACCTGGTATCGCAAGCCGGAGAAGGTCAAGGTCCTGCGCAGCGATGATCCCCGGTTCGACGGGGTCGCCTACGACAAGGGCAGCTTCGAGCACGCCGGCATCATCGCGGCCGGCACCGGCTATGTGGTCGACACCATCAAGAAGGTCGTCCGCGTCTCCTTGTGGGCCGACAACCTGCTGATCTACGACCAGCCCAGCCCGTACAAGCACGACCGATTCCCCTACATCCGCCGCATCGCCTACCGGCGCAAGCGCGACGGCATGGTCTACGGGGTGATCCGTCAGCTTCGTGACCCGCAGTCGGACATGAACAAGCGGATCTCCAAGGCGCAGTACGCCCTGAACACGATCCGGGTGATCTACGAGAAGGGCGCCATCGAAGACCCGGACAAGGTTTTCGACGAGCTCGCGCGCACCGACAGCGCCATCGAGCTGGCTCACGGCGCCATGGAGCGGTTCAAGCTGATCGAGAACGGCGAGATTGCCAGAGGGCAGCTCGAGTTCGCCGACCGGGACTCTGCCTACATCCGCATGAACGCCGGAGTCACCGGCGAGAACCTGGGGCTATCGACGAACGCCACCACCGGCGTCGCCATCAAGGCACGCCAGGAGCAGGGGACGGTTACCACCTTCACCCTGTACGACAACCACCGCATCGCCAAGATCGTGGAAGGCAAGGTCGGGCTGTCACTGATCGAGCAGTTCATGACCGAGAAGATGCAGCTCCGCATCACCGGCGAGCGTAACAAGGACGAGTTCTTTGTCGTCAACGACGGCACGCCGGAGACCGACATCACGGCCCAGTCCGCCGACTTCATCGTCGCCGAGCAGGACTGGAACCACAGCATCCGGGCTGCCTCGGCCGCGGAAATCTTCCGGGTGGCCGGGACCCTGCCGCCGCAGCAGGCCATGCTGCTCACCATCATCGGCATCGAGCTCCTGGACCTGCCGAAGAAAGACGAGATGGTCAAGGAGATCCGCAAGGCGACCGGTATCCCGAACCCTGACGCCACGCCGGAAGAGGCGCAGGCCGAGCAGGAAGCCGAGCGCCAGCGCAACGCGCTGCAGATGGCCATGACCGACGCCGAACTGCGCAAGGCCAAGGCAGACGCTGCCCTGGCCGAGGTCCGTGCGCTCAGCGAGAAGGTCAAGGCGTTGTCGACGTCCATTGCCGCGGCCGGCGATGTCGCAGGGAATCCGACCCTCGCGCGCGCCGCCGACGACATTCTCCGGTCGATCGATTCCCTGCTGAACCCGGCTGCAAATGGCTTGCCTGACCAACGGCAACCGGCAACCGTTCAGGCTACGGGGACACCCCCGCAACAACCCGGACAAGCAGCCTGAGTCGCAGGAGCGAGGAAACCAATGACCGAACGTGCAGAACCGAACGCCGACGAAGAAGCCGCCCTCCTGGCGGAGCTTGAGAAAGAGATTCTCGGCGAAGGCACCGATGACGCCGGCGATACCGATGATTCCGCGGATGACGCCGGAGATGACACTGCCGGCGGTTCCGCTAGCGATGACGAAGCCAAGGGGAAAAGCGATGAAGAAGCAGCCGACGAAGAAGACGGGCAGCAAGGGCAAGGGCGGCAAGGGCGGCGGGAAGAAGAGCTGCTGACGCCGGTCGACGACGCCGAGGCCATCAAGAAGATCGACGAGCTCAAGGCCAAGCGCACCGAACTCCGAAAGAAGTACGCCGAGGGCGAACTGGAGCGCGACGATCTGGACGCCCAGCTTGACGCGATCAACGACGACATCCTCGAGCAGCGCGAGATCATCAGCCGGGCGAACCTGTACCGCGAATCGGTAGAGGCGCGCTGGTCCGGCGCCGTCGAGGCCTTCATGACCGACGACGCCAACAAGATGTTCCGCGATGGCGCCCCACTGAACGCCGCGCTGGACGCCGAGGTCCGCAAGATCCACGCCGACAAGGGCAAGCAGCACCTGAGTTTCGCTGAGCGCCTGGCAGAGGCAAAGGCCAACGTGCTGAAGCAGATCGGCGAAGGCCTCGGCATCGACGTCACGAAGGCGGCCGGCGGCAAGGGGCCGAAGAAGCCGGCCACCATCCCGCCCGGACTTGACGATATGTCGAGCGCCGACGACGGCAGCCGCGACAGCGGGGAGTTTGCGCATCTCGATCGCCTGTCCGGCGTCGAGTACGACCGAGCCTTCGCCAAGCTGACGCCCGAGCAGCGCAGCCGGTATCTGTCGGAGGCCTGATGGCGCTGATTGCCGAGCTCGAGGTTGGAGAAACGATCACCGTCGGACAGGCGGTGATCGAGATTCAAGAGAAAAAGGGCCGGACCCGCGTCCGGCTGAGAATCGAAGCGCCGACGGACGTGAAAATCGTCCGCGGCGAGTCGGTAAGCAAGGCGCAGGAGTGCCACATCACACAACAAGTGCGAGGTGACACTCATGGCAGAAACACGCATCGGTCGCGGTAACGCGCGAGCCGTCAAGAAATGGTCGGCAGGCCTCCTGCACGACACCAAGGGCAAGAGCGAATGGAAACCGCTCATCGGCAAGGGCGAGGATTCCGACGCCCCCGTCATCGAACTGACCGACCTGAAGCAGGGTCCGGGCGATTCGGTGCTCGTCAACCTGGGCATCCCGATCCAGGGTGAGCCCGTCTACGGCGACGACCGTCTCGAGGGCACCGAGGCCGACCTGTCGACCTACACCGACACGGTGTACGTCGACCTGCAGGCCAAGTCCGTCGATTGCGGCGGCCTGATGACCCGCAAGCGCACCGCGCTGGACCTGCGCATGTACGGCAAGAAGCAGCTCAGCCGCTACTTCGCCGACATCATGGACCAGCAGCTCCACATGTACGCGGCCGGCGCGCGCGGCGTGAACAGCGACTTCCACTTCCGCACCGACTACGCCGGTCATGCGGGCAATGCCTTCGAGGCCCCGGACTCCGCGCACCTGATCTACGCAGGCGCGGCGACCAGCAAGGCCTCGCTGGCGTCGAACGACTACTTCGACCTGACGGCGGTAGAGAAGGCGCGCACGACGGCCCGCACCACCGGCGGCAACGCCAGTGACCTGCCGGAGATCCAGCCGATCATGGTTGGCGGCAAGTCCTGCTACGTCCTGATGGTCCACGAGTGGCAGCTCCACAAGCTGCGCACGGCGACCGGCGAGGGCAAGTGGCTGGACCTGCAGAAGAACCTGGCGCAGGTGCAGGGCGAGAAGAACGCCATCTTCTCGGGTGCCGAGGCCATGCACGCCGGCATCATCATCCGCGGCTCCAAGAACGTCATCCGCTTCAGCGACTACGGCGCCGGCGGCAACGTCGCTGCCGCGCGTGCGGTGCTTCTTGGCCAGCAGGCGCTGGTGATTGCCTACGGCGACGTCGGCAACGGCTACATGGCCGAGTGGCGCGAAGACCTCGAGAACCGTGGCGCGAACCCGATCATCACGGGCCGCATCATGTTCGGGGTCAAGAAGTGCCGCTCTAACAGCCGTGACACCGGCCAGCTCTCCATCGACTCGGCAGCGGCTGCCCCGTAATCGGGGCGGTCACCGAGCCACAGACATCCAGGAGAAGAGAACATGACCACCTACAGCGCAACCAACATCGACGAGATCGCCATCACCGGCAGCGGCGCCGACGACACCGTACCCAACTCGGGGACGATCAGTGCCTTTGGCACCGCATCGACGACCATCGCGGTCGGCGACATCGGCGTCTGCACGATCCTGCCGGCCAACCACGTCCCGGTCGACCTGATCCTCGACTTCGGCGACTGCGATTCGGGCACGTCGCTCGTCGTGGAAGCCGGTTTCGTGGGCAACGACGACGCGGGTGACGACGACTCGGACGCCTTCGGTACGGGTTACACGACCGGCCAGGCCGGCGGCATCGCCCGCGCGAACGCTGCCGGCTTCACGCGCATCGCGGCGGCTGACCACGACCGCAAGGTCGGCATCAAGGTGACGACGCTCGGCGTGGCTCCGGCCACTCCCGGTAAGGTGACCGCGGTGCTGCTCTCGCGTCCGAAGGCCAGCAACCGCGAACGGTAATTCGGGGCAGAGCAAGCGTGCTATCGGGGGGTGAAGACCACCCCCCGTCTTTTTCGATCACTCAGCAGGAGCTGAAACCATGAAGATCGTCTGCAAGCTCAAGCGCCAGGGCGGCACCAAGGTCGACTTCGGCAAGGTGCAGTACCACTTCAAGCCGGAAAACCCGGCCGACCCGGACAGTCCGCACTCGTGCGAGGTCACGAACCCCGAACACGCGGCGCGATTCCTGACTATCAACGAGGCCTACTACCGGGCCGACGACGAGACCATGAACGAGCCCGAGGCGCCGGCAGTCGATCCGCTTGCGGAAGAGTTGGACGCCGAGTTCCCGCTCGCAGGCAAGAACTTCCTCGACTCGAAGGCCATCGACAACAAGGCCGTCAAGCTGCTGGCCGAGAAGCATCTCGGCTTCTCCACCTTCAGCAAGGACATGCTCGGCCGGTACGCCAAGCAGCAGGAGCTCCACGACGACCTGCTTGCCGCCTACCCGAAGCACTCCGCCGTCGAGCTGCTGCGCGAAGTGATGCAGCTTGTCGCCAACGCCCAGGCCGCAGAAAAGGCCGAAGCGCTGAAGGACGCGGAAGAAGACGCGCCGGTGTAACCGATGAAGTGCCAGGACGTCATCGATTCGGCCCGCGCCGAACTGAACGACCCCGAGGAGGTCCGCTGGAGCAGCGATGACCTCCTCGCGTACTTCAACGACGCGCTGCAGGCGCTCGCATCGGTACGTCCTGACACGTCGACCATCACCGAAACCGTTGAGCTTGCCGCCGGCACGCGGCAGGAATTGCCGGCCACCGGCATCCGGCTCATCAAGATCGTCCGCAACATGGGAACCAACGGCGCAACGCCGGGCCGCCCGGTTGCGAAAGGCGACCTGCAGGCCAAGGACGCCATCGACCCGACCTGGCACACGACCACCGGGACCGGGGCGGTCTACGAGTATTTCTACGACCCGCTCGTCCCGCGCGAGTTCTACGTCGACCCTGGCGTAGGCGGCACGACCACGTCCGTCCTGATGACCTACGCCGTGTCGCCGCAGTCGGTGACGACGCCGCGGACGACGGACCTGCCGGTCGACGCCGTCTACTCGCCGGCCCTGCGCGAGTGGATGCTGTACCGCGCCTGGGGCGGTGACGACGAGCAATCGCCCAACTACGTTCAGGCGCGCGAGCGCCTCAACACCTTCTTCCGCCTGCTCGGCGCCAAGGTACAGGCCGACGTGGCGGCAGCGCCGAAGACGGGGGCATGACGCATGGCGACCGAGCTGATCGCGTGGATCCCGGCCGTACAGGCTGATGTCGCCGGCGCGCCGCGCGCCATGATGCTCGACGCCATCCGGCAAGCCGCCATTGAGTTCTGCGAGCGCACCCGTGCGTGGCGCTACGAGTTAGCCTCGTTCAACACCGCGCTCGATGACGACGACGCGCGCGTTGCCCAATACACGTTGACCGTCCCGACGGGATCCCGCGTCCTGAGCATCCGGTCGCTGTCCTACGCCGGCCTGCCGCTGACCGAGAAGTCGATGGACTGGCTCGACGAGAACGAGCCCGGCTGGCGGACCAAGGAAGGCACGCCGCGCAATTACGTCCTGCGCGACAACGGCATCATCCTGCTTGACCGCCTGCCGCCCGAGGGAGTGGCCATCACCGGCACCGTCGCGCTCAAGCCGCTGCAGGACGGCACCGAGATCGGCGACAACGTCTACCAGGACTATCGAGAGGCAATCGCCGCCGGCGCCATCTACCGCCTGCGCATGATGCCGGGCAAGGACTGGTACGAGCCCAACCTGGCCGCGCTGAAGCTGCCGGCGTTCGAGGCGGGCGTCGCGCTGGCCAACTCGCGCGACAACTTCACCACGCGGCGCCGGAACAGGGTAAGGGTCAACAACTTCTGAGGCGCCGCCATGAAAATCGGCTTTTCGGCCTTCCGCGGCACCGTCCCACGGCTTTCCGAGGCCCTACTCCCTGAAGGGCATGCGCAGAAGGCCGCGGACTGCGACCTGCGCAGTGGCGACATCATCCCGGTTGCAGACTCCGAGGACGCCGGCGCGCTGACGCTCGGCGACACCATCGCCGCGATCTACCCGTTCCGGGTCGGCGGCACGGTCTACTGGCTGCGCTTCCACGACGACGTCAACGTCATCGGCTCGCCGGTGGTCAACGAGGCCAACCAGCGAGTCTACTGGAGCGGCGACAGGCGGTTAACCGACGAAGGCCTGTGCGCATACAGCTACGCGCCCGCGGCCTACACCGGCGGTCTGCAGTACCCGGTCAACTACTGGAAGCTCGGCATCCCGGCGCCGACCGTCGCGCCGACCTGCGCCGTCTCCGGCACGCCGCCGGACAACCCGAACGAGGAAGTCCGGTACTACGTCTACACGTT